TTGATTTGATAGTTGGTTAGCTTAGTACTCGTTAAAATACCGCCAAATGTGCCAACCAAACTTGCAATCAACGAGAATATTCCTGTTAAAATTTCAACATGCATAATCTCCTCTCGCTTCCTAAAACATTATTCAGCAGTTTCTTCTTTAGTCAATTCAGCTAAAAGTTCGTCATCTTCAACCATGAGAGCAATTTGAGCTTTAACTTTTGGTTTCAAGCATTTTGGTACTTTTGAGTATTGATAGTTTCCTGAAATAATATTTATTGCATAAAGTTTAATCATCATATCTGTCACTCTTTCTATTTCGTCTTTAATTTTGTGCAGTAGTTTCATCAGCCAGCACCCCTTTGTCGTAAAGTTGACTGACAATATCTAACAAAGTGGCTTGTGCTACTTCTGAATTTCCTTTGTAGCTAGCGAGATCTTTTGTAATTTCAGCAAACTTCTCATTTTCAGCACGTTGCGGGAAATTCTTTTGATAAATCACGTCAAGAGCTAGCTTTTCTAGTTCAGTATTAGTCAAGCCAATCTTGTCGGCTTCTAATAAAACGGGGTAAATTGCACCATCGTCATTTGACAAGATCACTTTTGTACCTTTAACCGATCCGTCTAGTTCGAATTCTTGTGATTTTGAGCTAAATTTTAAATCCATATTTTGTCCTTTCTACCCAGCAGGGAATGGGTCTGTTGTAATCCATGAGATTGTAGCACCAAACCAAAGCGGATTAGCTTCCAACTTGATACGGCCACTGATAGAACCGTCTGGTTTATATGCCAAGTGAACATAGCTACCATTAAATAGTGTCGCTCCAGTTCCGCCACCACCTTCACCAATAGCGTTGATAATCGCTTGGCTTACAGGTCTCCAGCCAATAGGGATTGTCTCGTTAGCCGTACCGCTCCAGTTTGTGTTAGCCCTATGTATATAATCCAAAGTGGCGGTTACGATATTTCCGGAACGTGTTACAGCAATGTTAAATCCGTATGGGCCATTGATAGTAGCTGAATACACTTTAGTTTGATTGACTGTAGTGAAGCTAGCTACATTATTTTGAACAGCATAGTATTGCCATGATTTCCAATCTTTATCACCGTTATCGTCTTTAATCCTGAACGCGGGTGTACCTCCGCGATAGTCGAGGCTCTCTTGTAACAGGAATTGGTCATCGTGTTTTGTTACTCTCAGGTATTTCCAACCACTTAGGGAGCCGACTGTAGGCGCGTGAAGCGGATTGTAACAACGATAAAATCCAGGAGTTGTGACACTATTAAAATCAGTTCCCTGTGCTAACAAAATAGCTGTGCCATCGTTGCCCGTCAACTGATAATGCTGAATGGGCTTACTGTTATAATAATACTGCCAGCTGCTGTCAACCGCTTCGGCTGTTTCGGGTACTTTTCCAAGACCAATCCCGTTTGGGCGAACAGATAGTGGGAATTTATCAGTCCCGACTGTAAGACTGAACTCATAACTAGCAAACGCATCTTCGATTTTTCCGATGAGGTCATAACTTGTCAGCCCATTAAAAGTTGCACCAAGATTTGCTTGTGAATTTACCAACTCGGCGACTGTTGTCCAAGTCCCGCCTGCGTTACCAGTGTCAACGGTGTATTCAGAATCAGAATGCTTCTTATATTTAAACGTGAGTTTCATCGTATTCTTTTGCTTACCGTCAATGGTTAGGGGTGCTATTTTAGCATTCCTTGTAACTGTAACAGTCGTTCCTGCCGAACCGCCACGCTGTGCCATAAAGCTTAACTGCGGGGTGAAATAGGGCAGTACATTGATAGCCACATCAACAGGGTTGGACGTACGCCCACGACTATCCGTCACGGTTGCTCTGACCGTTGCTGCACCGCTGAAGTTCATCAATCCAAGCGTTCCACCATTCGATGTTGTGCTAAGATTTTGGCCAACAATTTCGGCGCGATAATTAGAAATGGTTGACCCATATGCTCCGCTAGCGTTGTTAAAAGTGGCTTTAACATTAGACAAGACCTGTACAAATGCGCTTGTGACGTTTGATACAGCTGTATTAGTGTCTGTTAAACTGATTCCGCCAAGCGTTGGCTTAACGCTTTCCGGTATGCTAGCGGTAAAGGTTGCCTCTGTTGTCCCGATTTTGGTGCTACCTGAATATGTGTCGATGAACACGCGCCCCCAGCTTGACGTTGCGTTAGGGATTGAATTTGCGAACTCCATCGGTAAAGTCCAACTGTATGACGTATCAACATTCGTTGCAATCGTACCAGTCATGCCGTTCCAGTTGTAACTTAAAGTATGTTTAAAGGCGCTATTCTTGCGGTCAATTGTGATGGTTGCAGGTTTTCCAAGCTCCGACGATGCAATCGTAGCGGTACTTGCCCGTGCGATTGTTGGGAGTGGCAAATCGAAAGCAACCATAGACGAACCATACCCGGCTGCATTTAAAGCTACAGAAACTTGAATGCCCACAGTCTTCCTGCCATCGCTATCATGGCCGACAACATAATCGTGAGCAAAAAGCAACTGAGATGAACTCGTGCCAATATTTATAGTCGGGTGTTCGATTGCTCCCCCACCGTTAATAGTGATGGTCACGTCTGCAGTTACACCCCACATGGACGCGTAACCGTTTGTAATAAGGCGCGCTTGTACGTTAACTGTAGAGCTATTGCTTGCTACGTCTTGTCTGTTCCAATCGGACCAAACTTCAAGTGTCATGTTGCGACCATAAGAGCCGCTAAATTGTGCCGTTGCCATTTATCTAAACACCCCCTAAGTAACGTAATACCAGCGTGTCTTTGTCAGCTGGGTGCGTTTCAAAACGAAAACGCCCGATTTGAATTGTTTTGGTGAAAATACCATTTTCAATACGGAGAACCCCTTGTGAAATATACATGACTTCACTACCACCTGAAAATAGGCTGATTCTGTCGTTTGCGAATTTAGCATAAGCAGAACCATCAGACTTACCGATTATTAAACCTTCATTTTGAACGGTCATGTATGTATCGATAAAAGTCCATTGTTGCTTTAAGGCACCAACATCCGTGTTTAGTTTTAATAAACGTGCTGACGCATCCTGTAGAGCTTTCTCAGACTTATCCTGAGCATCGTCGTTGGCTTTAACATAGTTTTGATAGGCGGTAATCCACTGGTTGACTGTTTCAATGCTAGCTTTCGCTTCCATCTCGGCTTTGATAAGGTTGTTCTTTTCTGTCAACGCATTCAATTGGTCTTGAGTCAAACCTTGGTCTGCTTTGTTGTCAATGTCAGCTTGTGTGTCTTCGGGCGCTTTAACGTAGCCTGTAGAAATGTTCCCACACTCAAACTTAACTTTTGGATAATTAGTTGGGTAAGAAATTTTCGCATAAGTAGCATTTGATGGGCTTGTGTATTGTTTCCCACCTTTTAAATCAGCAGCTGACGCGGCACCGGTCGGTCGGCTTATCCAACCGCTGTAATCGTTAGCATTGCTACTGCACCAAGCTAGCGAATAATACATGTAAGCTTCATTAACGGGGTCATAGGTAGTCAATGTGTACGTTTTGTTTGGTTCAATTTTAATCCAGTCGGTTAGCGTGTGATTTGCGTCATTAATTGTACCGGAGACATTGCTTAAACGTAGTCCTTTTTGAGCAGTTGACCGTATGATTAGGTTTACACCACTGACTGTAACACCAGCCCGTCTATCCATCCAGGTATACTTCGTTGGGTCTGTGCTGTTGGTTTGTATGAAGTCCGTATAATAGCCTTGATACTGCTGCCCAGATTCCGTAAAGCTAAACCCAGTTTTACCATCAGCAGAATTAGCATAAGCCATATGAAAATATGACGTTTTACCATCTGCCCCCGGCTTACCTGGCGCTCCCTCATCGCCTTTCCATTTGGACCAACGGTATTTTGTTGGGTCATTACTATCAACAGGGTCAAAGTCTTGGTACATACCAATATAGGTTTTCCCAGCGCTAGTCTGGCTAAAACCGCCACCAGTCGCGTCATCCGCATAAGCGATATGTGTGTACTGCGTTCTTCCATCGGGTCCTTGAGGGCCTTGGATACCTTGTGGTCCTTGCAATCCTTGAATACCTTGCGGACCAGTATCTCCCTTATCTCCTTTTTCACCCATCTTCGCAACAGAATATCCAGTTTCTGATGTGTTATCGGTGTAAGTCCATACTGTTTTTGTCCATAGATAACTTCCAGCTGGAACACTTGGGATAGTGCTCGTCCAACCGCTTGTAGGGGTAATTGTACCAGATGTGGAACTTGCGTAAGTGATATCTGTTGATTTGATACCAACGCCATCTTTCCCTGGAAGTCCGTCATTACCGTCAGACCCATCCTTAGCAATATAAGTTTTTTGGTACCCAGTCTCACTAGTATCATCTGTATAAGTCCATATAGTCTTAGTCCATAAGTACTTACCTTTGACCAGTGACGGCGGTTGACTACTCCAGTTTGAAGGTTGTATAGTATCATTGTCTGATAGACCGTAAGTGATATTTGTATATTTGAGTCCTACGCCATCCTTACCAGCAATACCATCGTTACCTCTGTCACCTTTGTCACCTTTGTCACCTTTGTCGCCTTTTTCACCCATTTTAGCTACTGAGTACCCAGTTTCACTAGTATCGTCAGTGTAATCCCAAACTGTCTTAGTCCAAAGGAAGTTACCAGCTGGAACGCTTGGGACAGCGCTAGTCCATCCACTTGTTGGGGCGATTGTCCCAGACGTTGAGCTTGCATAAGTGATTGTGGTTGCTTTAATACCAACTCCGTCTTTACCTGCAATACCGTCATTACCGTCATTACCGTCTTTAGCAATATAGGTCTTTTGATAGCCAGTTTCCGAAGTGTTATCGGTGTACGTCCATACCGTTTTAGTCCATAAGTACTTTCCTTTGGTTAATGTTGGCACTTGAGCAGTCCAAGTTATTGGTTGTGTTGTTTCAGAATCGCTTAATCCATAAGTAACGGCTGTTGTTTTCAAACCTACGCCATCTTTACCGGCAATACCGTCATCACCTTTGTCACCCTTTGGACCTTGAGGCCCCTGAGCACCATCATTGACATTCGTCAACGTGATTTCCGTCGTGGCTACTTCGGTATTTCCGACATATCCAGCCACGGTTAACACGGCCGTGTCGGTGATATCTTTGGCTTTGACAAGATACTGCATGCCGACTGTTACATTTCCGTCCAGCGCCCAACGCCATGAGACGTCAGTAGTAAAAGGCTTACCACCCTTATAAAGCCGTGGTTGAACCAAACTTTCGCCTTCGTTATTTTTAAAAGTAACTCCGCCCGTTGTCGCTAGTTCGATACGATAAGGCAATCTATCTTCAACCGCTTTATCAATGCGTGATTGCAAAGCCGATGTCGGTTTATTGTCAATCCTGCGATAATTCGTAAATACAAGCGAATTATTATTTGGATTATCAAAGCTGATAATCATCTCCGATACACGAGCTTCAAGCGCCAAACCACCAGCAAAATTCTTATCGATGATTTTGACAGTGTCTCCAAGTTTTAAATCGGTATACTGACCGATAAAATTCGATTGGACGCTAGCTGTATATGTCATCAACGGATAAGCGTATTGTTTTAATGTACGCAAAGCATATGCTTTTAAATCGTTGATATTTTCGTATTCAGTCGTAAAATCTTTACGAATCCAATTATCTTGCCCTTCGCTCCTCATGGTTGCTGGATATCGAGCCATTGCAAGTGGTGCATACAAGAAAACATTGCCTTTTCGGCTGTAATACTCTTCAATACCGTCGGCATTCTTTTCAGAGATTTCAACATCAACCAAACTTAAGCCGTCTTTACCAGTGAATACGCCAGCATTGAACATTTGGGTTTTATCACTAGTAACTTGCACGCCTTTTAAACCGTTATCGTAATAAAGGACGACATCGCCTCGAACCGAGCCGATTCCGTGGTGTGTCTCGTCAGATTTTTGATAAATATCAATGACGATACGCTTATACGTACCGTCACGATTAAGATCTACTTTAAATTCAAATTCAGCTTCGAAACTAGACATTAACGATTGCAAGCGTGTTGCTTTAGTTTCTTGCGAATCAAAGGTTAATGTTCGCTTGCGGTCTGAAATTTCATTAATGCCGATTTCAACAGCTGCAAACGACAATAAATCCATGTGGTTCAAATACCATTCAATCGTTTGAGCGCTGTCAACGCTAAATGGATTAGCATATTCAAGCGCGTATTCAAGATTGGTATTGTTACACGTCAACTGAATATTAAAATCATCTTCTTGCAGTGTAGCAATGTAAAACACTTGATGCGAACCATTGACGTAAAACGACACAAAACACTCATCGTTGATAAGCTTGATGTCTTCGTGTAACTTGCCATTAACAAATTTTGGAATCGTAAAATCAAACGTACTTGTAGCTTGATCAAGATATGGATGCCATGCGCTGTTCGAATAGTGAAGCATTTCAGGAATATCATTGTTCAAAGCAACAATCTTTTTCATCTTGCTGTCATGAATCCAAATTTGCATCTAAACACTCCTTTCGTACCAAGTTACCTCTATATCTGGGTCTTTTGTGATCCAGCTCGAAAAATAAATATCAATTTCATTCTCACCTGCATCAAGTCCAAATGGCTCAGATAGATATGCTAGACCGTCCATTGTTGGCAGATTATCAAGATAAGTCTTACCTTTTGCCATATCGACTTCCAGCACCGAACCCATGCGGTATCGATTTGGAATGTCTTCCCAGCCATCAATGTAATCTTTACGATAAACGATGCTATCTAAATACATATGTGTGACTTGTGGACTTGTGCCCATATCGCCAAAGAAGACGTGGATCTTAGCTGATTTACGCCCCTTAATTTCAGGCACTTTAATTCGTGGATAAGACCCCCACCAAAACACTTGAATTTCATCGTCTCTGCGTTGCAAATCAGACCAGCCTCGTTCAGCATTAAATGGATTTTGACTATCCAAATGCGTCCCTGTGAACGTCCAACGCAGTGGCGTCATGCGGTATCCACCGTTACCATCCGAAACCATAAAGTTATATTCACATTCGAGACCGCTTGCACGCTTGAATGTTTCGACTCCGTACAAGAATTTATCTTCTGTGTCTGAGACGCAAATTTTCATAAAACCATACTGATTAGCTGAACCAAGCCAAAAGATTTGGCGCCACCAAAAGTACTCGTTTAGCGAGCCTTTTTCGCCGTTTGAGTCCGCCGGAATTTCCCAAGTAATCGAACTGCCTCTGTTCCCTTTAGTTCCAGTTCCTCTATCAGCTAAAGCAATGTGAGGACGTCCCCAAGCATTATCAAGAAACAAAGTACCGTTGATGTCTTGGCTCGTGTCATTCAAAATCGCAACATTCTTAGCCCCTTCTTGGAAACCTGTGGTGATTCGGTCGTTAGAAACATAGTCAAACAAGATTTCAGATTTCTTGATATTCTTGCCATCTGCTTCTTCTGGATTGCCGATTTCGTAGGCTTCTGTAGCACTTTTGACAATCCCAACCCAACCATTTTCCGAATTGTGCTTAATCCTAAATTTCGGATAAGCAGTAGCCGAACCAAAATTATTAAGTTTAATCTTGTAATGGTCGTTACTAATCTTTGTAATCGAACCATAGCGACTGTTATTTAGATTATCGACTAAGCACTGCGTTTGACTTTCGGCATATGATTTAGGCACGTCAAACGTGATTGTGATTGTAGCCGTTGGCGGCGATGTACTATTGTCAGTCGTTAATGTTGGCTGGCCACTTGGAATAGCTTCCCAGATTTTATCTGGTTCATCTCCAAAAATTAAACGTTTGGGTTCGAACATATTCAAAAAGCCACCAATCTTATTGGCGACTTCGTTGAAATATGCGTTGCTTCCAGTCAGCTTAAGAGAGATTGAAATCTGCTTGACTGAAAGCGTGTTGTACAAGAATTGTTGACCGTAGCGATGATTGCCTTGGTCTTGATAAGTATTGTTAAAATTGGATGCGATGTTGCGGTTAACATCTGTAACGACGGCTTGACCGTCAAGGTCATTAAAGACCTCTAGCCAGTCTACGTCGTTATACTTGATGGAAACACCTGTCAAATGATTTCACCTCCTAGAAGCGCTTGTCTGCGCTCGTAATTGTTAGTAGCTGTGTGCATATAAGGCGCTAGGCCATTCGAAATGCTTTGACCATCAATGATGTTTCGAACTTCAACAGGATTAGCACCGTTTGCCACAAGTTGAGTAAGTAAACCGATAACTGTGTCAAACTTAGCTTCGAGCTTAGTAAGTGATGATTCGCTTGTGCCTGTTTGGCGCTCTGCTGGCGCTTCACCAGCGAACCTAGCCACTGCTTCACTTAGCAATTGCCAAGCTCTGCCACGTTTAGCAACGTCTGTCGGTATGACATACTCAGGCATATTGCCCTCTGCAAGCTCGTATACACCGTTCTTAGAAACCAAACCACCATTTGCATAGCCGTATGCCGCAACACGATTGAATGCTGCGTCTGACGTACCGTAGCGATGTTTGATGTAGTTGATTGCAGCAAGCAAGTTATCATATCCATTTCGGATATTATTGTGACCAGCATGCTTGTATGCTTCGAACGTTGGTCCAATGGTTTGCATCAAACCAATAGATGGATGACCTGCCATAGCGTTACTGTCCCAGTTGTTAATAGCGTTAGGGTTTCCATTTGATTCACGTTGAATAGTTGCCAAAATCTTAGATACGCGGAAACCTGTTGGCTCAATTCCGTTTGTTTTCAAGGCTCTTTCGACGTAGCTGCGCCAGCGCTCTACTGAGCCTCCTTGCGGATTATCCAAGCTACTTGCCATGTTTAAAGGCGCTAGCATTTTAGCAATCCAGTCAAACATACCGCCAACTTGACCCTTGATGAGTTTTCGAAGTGGTGAATTTTCTTCTTTCACTTTGTCCGCAACGTGTACGCCAAAATCAAGGAACGTATCAACCATTGAAACCGGACGTCCAGAAAAGGCGTGATAAGCATGACTTCTAGCATAGTTATATTCTTCCCCTGAGAACGTATCGCCAGAAACACCAGAAACCGTTGAAACGTGGTTTTGCCCGTTCTTAGCATAGACCGCAACCATACCTGGTCTTGGCGTGCTGCTGTGTGGAACTCGTGCATTAAGCCACTGATTACCGTTTCCGAGATGACTGAATAGGCTAGCATTAACACCTTGATTGCTCAAACGAGATGCAACGAAAGACACACATTCTTTGAAGAAATAACCCCATGGGTCAGCACCGCTGTCAGCTGCTCTATTCTTGAATTGGTAATCGTCCCCAATAGCACCAGCCTGAACTTCTGGCGAAGCTTTTTCGTTAGCCATGCTCCAAAGCTCTTTCCACCAGTTCTTAGCGTTTTCGACTGGCTTCTTATAAAGTGCATTACCTAAATGCTTGAACATGCCGTCTAGACCATCTGAATTAGGGTTGAATTTCTTAGATAGCGTATCGATTGGATGTGCGACAGCGTCAGTGATGAAGCTTAGCATTTTAGTAAACTTGTCAACACCGTCTTTCAAACCGTTCCAAGCCGAACCTGCCACGTTTGTAGCTGTGTTCCATATTTTAGACCAGAATCCAGTTCCTTTAGCAAATGCTTGACGGTTATTTAAACCTGCAAGCATAGCCAATTCGCTGGCATTAAGAACCTCTGAACCTGCCGGAAGAAGCATTTGAGCATTTCTACCTTGTGGCAAGATAGCCTTACCATTTGGCAAAATAACCATTTCTTGATTATTAGTCTCTGGACTGTCGTGGCCATCGTTTAGTGTAGCCAACGTTGGTCTTGTGATTGCATTTCGATACCCATTAAAGAAACCTGTACCGTTTGCAAATTTGACTTTAGGGATTTTACCGATTGCGTTCTTCGGTCCACCGAAGTCGTGGATTAGACTATTGATACCATCGATACCATCGTTCGGCAATTTGATGACTGCATTGATACCATCACCAGCTAGTTGTTTCAAGCCATCCCACATTTTAGCGAAGCCATCTTTGATACCGTTCCAAATCTCTTGGAATTTATTTCCAATAGCATCCAGGTTGTCGAAAAGCAAGCCTTTCAAATCCTTGCCGAATTTCTTCTTGGTGTCTTTATTGATGTCATCCCAACGGTCAGAAAGGAAGTCTTTCGACTTGTTCCAAGTTTTAGACCATCTGTCATGGATTTCATCGTGCTTATTTTTGACGTTATCAGCTAGTTTTGAAACACTTTTGTGCGTGTCGTCTTTGATGCCGTCCCAAGTTTTTGCTGTCGATTTCTTGAGGTTATCCCAAGTTTTGCCAACATCTTTTTTAGTCTCGTCAACCTTTTTGCTAAGACCTTTCTTAAGGTCTCCAGCGATATTAACAACGCCTTTAACAAACTTGCGGAACTTAGCGTTTTCTTTGTACATCAGTGCAAAACCGAGAACAACAGGATTGGCAAAGATTAGGATTTTGCCGATTGTGGTCATGACGTTCTTAATAGTCTTGCCGACGTTTACAAAGAAATCGCCAACCTTCTTAGCGCCATTCTTGATGCTTTTAACAACGTTGTCAGTCCCTTTTAAAATCGACTTCTTGAAATTATTCCAACCTTTAGACATATTTTCAAAGGTGTTCTTAAGCCACTTAACAGCATCCCCAAAACCATCTTTTACGGATTTTGCAATACCGTTGCAAAAGTCGCGGAATTTCTTATTATGCTTGTACAGCTCAACGAATCCAGCGACCAAAGCTGTGATAGCAACAGCTGCGATAAGAAACGGGTTAGTCATCACTGCCACTTTAATAGCGTTAAAGCTCGTTACAATGTTCCCTGCCATGACTTTAATAGCAGCACTAGCTGCATTAAAACCGGCTATTACTTTTGAACCAATGAAGTAAGTTGCAAACACTGCACCAAGAGCCTTAATGGCAGCTCTATGTTTGGCGAGTTCTTGGACAGCACCAGAAAGTTTTGAAATTGGGTCAAACGACTTTTTGCTGTTCTTAAAGATTGCAGAGAATCCTTTTCCAATCTCTTTAATCGCGTCTGAAACAGTGTCCCACACTCCTTGGGCGAACAAACCTACAATTTCTGTCACACTTGAGACGATTTGAACAATATCGCCAGTATGATTATAGATGTACATGAAGAACTTGTCTGACAAGCCGACAATTTTTTCAAATCCGTTTTTAAAAGCACTCATCGGTGATTCAGAGTCTTTCATGTTTCTTGAAATACTTTCAAAACCATTAGAAATACCTGCAACAGCATCGGTCATAACTTGCCAGCCGGCGCCGCTAAAATTCAAGTAAATAGTTCCGAGTTTTTCTAAGAAATCCCCGATTGCGCCCTTACCCTTGTTAAAGGACTCAACTACTTGCCCAAAAGTCATCTTGACCACGTTCGCGAATCGCCCCAGCGGGCCCATGGTGATAACGCTTATGTTGTCTTTCATCCACTTAACGCCGTCTGCCACTTTTCCAAAAGCTTTAGCAACAATGTCACCAAACTTGGTGATAGTCCCTGTAACTTTTTCTTTACCGAAAGCATCCAGAACATTCGTCATACCAGTGGTTACCGTGGCTTTTAAGTTCCCGATTGCACCCTCAAAAGTTTTGGTTGAACGCGCCGCTTCTTCTGCTGCATCGGTCGATCCTAAATCTTGAATGGCTTTCAAGAACTCTTCCGCAGAAATTTGGCCTTTTGCCATTGCGTCTCGGAAGTCCCCGGTATAAGCGCCAGCATTTTTCAACGCTTCTTGCAACTTGCCAGACGCACCAGGAATGGCATCAGCCATTTGGTTCCAGTTCTCAGTTGTCAACTTACCAGCACCTGCCGTTTGTGTTAACACCATGCCTACAGATTTGAAAGTATCTGCGTTACCGCCCGCCACAGCGTTGAGGTTCCCTGCTGCAATCGCAAGTTCTTTGTAACTCTTAATTCCGTTGGCGGCTAGTTGCGCACCGGTGTTTGTGATGTCATTCAAGTCATACACAGTATCATCTGCATATTTCTTAAAAAGCTTAGTGGCTTCTTCGGTTTCTTCCTTAGTCTTACCCGCGAAGTTCATCGTTGACTGGAATTTTTCAATCGCGTCCGAAGTGTTCATCACTTCGCCAGTCATGCCACTTAAACTGCTCCCCACGTTTTGAATAGCTGTTTGCGCTAAACCAGCAACAGCACCAAATGAAAGTTTCTCGCGGAAAGAACCTAGAACAGAATTGGTATGCGTCGCTTTTTCAGCGAGTTCTTGCATTTCGTTCGCAGATTCTTTGGCTTTTGCCCTTATTTTGTCGAAAAACGTTGGGTTAGCTTTTCGGAACTCTTCATTAAGCTTCTCTTGCTCGTTTTTTGCATTGGCTAAGCTTGTGGCTGTTTCGTCTAAACGTTTCTTTTGAAGAAGGTATTTATCGCTTGTCTTTCCAGACTCAGCAGCGACTTTTTCGAGCATGCTCTCTTGAATCTTATATTGATTCGTGAGGTTTTCAATCGAGCTTTTTAGATGCTTGGATTTTTCTGCATTTACTTCACTCTCTCTTCCTTCAGCCTGCAACCGTTTGATGTATGTTTCAGAAGCTTCGTTTTGTTGTTTGAGCTGTTGTTGCAAATCAACTAAGCCAGCGTTAAAACGATTCGCATTCGCTTTAGCATTAGCTAAACTTGTCGCAGTTTCATCCAGACGTTTCTTTTGTAGGAGATATTCGCTACTTGTTTTACCAGATTCGGCAGCAATCTTTTGCAGCATGTCTTCTTGAGTTTTGTACTGCTTAGTAAGATTTTCGACCGAATTTTTTAGAAGCTTAGACTTTTCCGCGTTGGCTTCATTCTCTTTGCCTTCGGCTTGCAGACGTTTAATGTACGTTTCAGAAACTTCATTTTGCTGTTTGAATTGCTGTTGCAAACCAGCTAAACCAGATTTGTAATAATCAACGCTAGATTTCGCTTTTTGCTGTTGACTTTCCATTGACGCCAATTTAGCCGTTGCTTGGTCTATTTGACGTTGGTATTTTAGGTATTGTTCAGCCGTTTCAGCAGTGTTCCCCTTCAAGTCCGATTGCTCACGCTTTAAACTTTCAATTTTAGCTTGTTGACGCTTAATCGCATCACCTAAACCGTCATACTTAGCTTGTGCTGCGCCTAAAGTGTCACCGGCGCTTTTCAATTGCGCTTCTTGTGCTTTCCAAGCACTTGTAGCGCTACTAACTAATTGTGTTAGTCGCTTGATAGAGTTACCAGCTTGCAGCGTGTCCAAAGCGATTTCAGTGGACATCGTAGCTTGTATTTTGTTTGCCATTATTTCCTCCTTTCCGTAAAGATTAAAGAAGCGACAATGGGTCAACAACCCTATCTTCTGCTTCTTTAGCGCTCATGATGGACATCAATTCATAATAATCAGTATCATTACATTCATCAATTGTCCAACCAAAATTGATGAGCGCTTGCTTGATGATTAGTTTCAAGTCTTCAATCCTATTTTCAAGTTCAAAGACTTGTTCACCAGTGGATTTTACTCTTTTGGGTCTTCAGTACCCTCTAGTTGTTCATCACTCAAGCCAAGCATATAGCCAGTGATTTGTTCAGAAATCTTTTGAACTCGTTCGCTGTCCAAGTCAAGCAATTTCTCATAAGCGTCATCATCAAGATCTAAAATCGCACGGACAAACGCAAGTGTTTCATCTAAACCTTTTAGACTAGCGCTAATTTGACCAACTACATCATCGTTATCAAGTTCATCGCTTACTTTAGCAACAGCCAGTTGATAAGCGAACATGCGTTTCATATTTCGAATGCTAGTGTGTACTTCGAATGCTTTCTTGCGTAATTCTGGGATAGCGATTGTTTTAACTTCCATTGTCTCTTTCTCCTTAACTTAAAAAATAAAGGCTGGATTAAAAATCCAACCTAAAAAATTATGCTCCTGCTGGTGCTGCAGCTTGTGCATAGCCACCAAACACTTCTTTAAGCATGTTAGCTTCTTCAAAGCCAGATGCGCCAGAATAGAATTTCTTGATAGATTCACCACCAAACGCTTTAGTAGATAAAGCGTTATAAGTCATGTTGTCATCTTCTCGTGTTTGTGCTGTGTCTGTGTCAGTAGCAACGTTTTGCGCTGTTTCTTGCATAATTCCATTACCAAAACCAAAATACACAGAATGCGCACGGTCAAGCGTTTCAGATTCGATAAGCAATGCTACGTGTGGTTTATCACCCTGCATTACATATCCACCTTTGCTGTCTGATTTGAAACCTAATAGTTTTTGTTTGACTTCAAAATCAAGATTGTTAAAGTCAAGTGCTACTGTTGGTGAACCGGGTCCAACAATAACATCTTGAACTGCGTTGTTACCATTAACTTTTGTAGCCTGTCCTTCCATGTTTGAAATGTTCGCTGTTTTAGTACCAAGCATTGAGCTGTCAACCGCCAAAATACCATCAGCAGAAAGCCCTTGCTCACCTTTAATGATCTGTTGTGTTTTAGCGTCAACCAACGCTAGTTTAACCATTTTTAACCCGACAATTGCCATGTAATTATTCTCCTTTTAAAATTTTTCCGTGAGCAACATAAAAGACCGCCGTCATCTGTAGTGTGTCGGGGTCTAGTGTGTGCTCTCTAATATCTGTGATTTTATAATGTTCCGAAACAAGAAATTTCATCAATCTTGTTTCGAACGCGTCAATATCAAAATCAACGTCTAATTTATAAAAAATCTGGACTTCGATTTGATTCGTTTTGCCGAAAAAGCTATCATTGCCAAACATATCAAGAAAAGCGCCTGATTCTCTTAGCAACATAATTGTCTTATCAGTATTTTCTTGAATTTCTCTTGGTAGGTTGTTCACATATATTTCGCTTATTTCACTGAATTCTTTACCAGAAATCAATTCTTTTAATGTTAATGTTGCTAGCATCACTTAGCTCCTTTCTTTCGCATGATTTTTTCGTATTCCGCTTGTTCAGCTAACAGCACTTTCTTTTGAACAGTACTGTCATTCTGCACTTTTGTTACAAAGTGGTCCGCTTGATATTTCTTCGTGCCGTCGTTCAAACGTCTAGCGTTTTGAGCGTGATAGCGGTTCTCCCAACCCACAGTTGATTTACCGTTTCTTTGCCCATCTACGCTCGTTTTTTGGATAGATAAGCTATCTGCCATGTGCCCATATTTTGGATCTTCGTGTTTTGAATAGTGCTTTTCTTTCGTGACTTTAGCCAGCTCTTCCTTGAAAACCTCTGCCCCTGCCTGAGTTATCCTAGATTGTTCCGCAAACGATAAATTTCCAACATTTTGAACCGTTTCCAACCATTCTTCCAAAGCTTTATCCAAACTCACCATGGCTACTTACCTACCTTTTCTGATTTTTTTAACGTAACAAAGTCATATCTGTTTAATCCAAAGTTTTCGTCAGGGCTGATTTTATCAACGTTGTAAACAGCTCCGTTTAAACGCACTGCCAGCCCTTCTACAACTTTGGGATTATGTCTTATGACAATTATCCGCGATTCACTTTCTCCTGCTGAAATCGCCAAATATTGCTGATTCAGCGTGCGAGTATGAGGCTTGTAATGCAATGTAAATTTTGGTACGAATTTAGGCACGCTAACACCTGTGAATGGATTAGCCACTGATTCGTAAGTGCCAAACTCAGCTTTTTTTCTAAAGTCTGTTGGCTTGTACTGTTTTCTAACCATTTACATCCCCCTCGCAATAAACAGCGTACAAGCCACGCAATTGGCCTATTACACTGTTCAAAGTCAAATCGATAGGATAAGTCATAGTATCTGTTAAAGCCACTCTGTACGTGTAATACGAGCTTGCTAGTGCAAGCACCGCCGTGTCATAGAGTGGCTTAACGTTTTCTTGCTCAAAAAAGCCGTCAGCGTTACCGACAGCATTCTTGACATATGTTTCAGCTGTTGTGATGTATGCTTGGATAAGCGCAACGTCGTCACTCTCGTCTAAGTTTAGTGCTAACATCACATCATTTTTGGTAACGCTCATTTCTCAACCTCTCTTAAGCCCCTGCGGTAGTTGCTGCAAAGTTAGCTTTTTGGTCCGCAATTGCTGTGAATGATGCAGGGACAAAAGCTTCACTATCAACTGTACGAACATCAAAACGGTCAATGACACGAATTTTAGTAGTATCAGTTTCAAATGCACCCGCGCCAATGTTTGTAGCAAGCAATGACATGTTTTCGCGGTCAAATAAAGTGACAGCTTGTTTCAAATCGCCGAAGTATAATGGGCGCGCTGCACCTTTGTTTGGCAACCAGCGGTCAGCAACTTCTTTAACAGGGAAATCATCAATTACGTAACCTGTAGGTGATTTCACATCACGTTCCATTAGGTAGTTGCCCATTGCATCTTTGACTTTCTTAAGTGCTGTGAAACCAGATGTATTAGTCAAGAACATTGAAGTTGGTTTGATGGCTGGGTCAACTTTCGCTTCAAGATCAATGATGTCATCCCATTTTGCAAGTGTTGGCTTAGTTGGCAATGTATCAATCGCTTCAATAATTTTGACATTGCGAGTAACAACGACTTTCTTAGCAATCCAGTTTGATAGCCAAGCGATGATGTTTTCAGCAGTGTCTTTCAAAAGCGAGTTAGTGATTGTAGAAATACCAGCATAACGTTTGATAAGGTATTTAATTGTTGTCAATTGTGGGTCATCATTAGCACCAATTGTAGCACCTTCCTCATCAATTTCAGCAAGCGCTGTAATATCAGACCATTTTTCATAAACGCGGCTACCAGATGTAGTTGAAACCTGTTCCACATTAACGTATTGTTGCAATGAGTTAAATTGACGTACCAAAGTGTGAATTGTTGTTTGAATATCTTTTGGAATAGTCAAACCAGCATGTCCAGCACCATCTGTTTCATCAGATGAAACCATATTCTTGATTTGAGTGTAGTTACCACGAATAAGATTTTTAAAGTCGTTAACAAATTGGTCTTTGATTTCCAATTCTTCATCGTTAAGCGGTGCTTTTGGTGTTTCAATGACAGTTTGCGCTTGTGCTTCAACCAATTGTTCTTTCAAAGCATCACGGCGAACTTTTGCGTTATCGCGTTTGTCTTTCAAGTCAGCAAAAGCTTCTGCTGAGAAGTTGTCATCGTTCAAAGCGTTGTTAATTTTTTCGTTAAGGTCTTCCACGTTGTGACCTGCCTCAATCCAAAGATTGTTAAGTGTGTTAATATCCATTAATTTTCTCCTTTTTTGTCAAATAAAATAGCCAGCTTGCGTTCTCGTACTGAGTTAACAGGCTGACTTGATTGTTTATTCAATTTTTCTTTAGCAATCAAATTCTTGAATTTGTTGATTGCTGCTTTGCTTGGCAAAGCGTGAATGGCATTTTCAAAGATTGGCTCATCATCGGATTCATTGAACATGATTTCGTCCGCAAAGCCTTTGTCAACTGCAACTTTAGCATTCATCCAAGTTTCATTTGACATAAGTTGTAAAATATCTGTCTGTTTCATGCCTGTTTTAAGCTCGTAAGCCATAGCGATTGATTCATCAATGCCGTTTAGAACTTCTGATTCGTGTTCTAAATCGTCACTGTTTCCGACTGTAGAAACCGAAGCTTTATGAATCATAAGTTGACTTGTCGGTGACATTCGAACAGTATTTCCAGCCATCGCAATGACACTAGCAGCACTAGCAGCTAAACCTTGAATGTTAACAACGATATTCTTTTGGCTATCTCTAAGCATTGTGTAGATTTCGCTTGCTGCGAATACATCACCTCCGTTTGAAGCGACGTCTAAAACGATTTCGTTATCTTCATCATTCAAGATAGCTTGTTGGATTTTCTTAGGATATGTACTAGACATTCCAAACCACTCATAAAATTCACCGACATCATTAGAAACAATGTCGCCTTTAATATCAATCTTTCCCGTCTCCCTCACCTCCTTTCAATGGTTTAGCAATATTAAGATTCTCACCTACTGGCAAATCTTTAGGTAAAATTTCTGCTTGTTGTAACATGTATAAGCCTTGGTTTTGAGCTACTACTCCAGTTTTAACCAATTCGCTTACACGTTTAATGTAATTTGAACCTGTTGGGTCGACCGCTGGGAATAAATCAGAATCAATGTCACAACCTAGCTTATTACTTAGTTCGCTAACAAACGGTCTTAAATATCTTGCGACTGCTTTAGCATAGACATTCATAGACATATCCAAAGATGATTGCTGGTCGCCTTTACCACCTACGACATTTTCAGGAATGCCGTAAACTTTAGCGAATTGACCTGTTGTCCAATCAGCTTGACTAAGCAATTGAGCCACGTTTGACTTGATTTCAAGCGGTTGAAAGTCTTCCAAGTCGTCCAAAACTAGCGGACCACCATTCATCTGTTTCATGGCTTGACGCGAACGTGATTGTTTAGTCTTGAAGTCTAGTAGGCCACCACCCTTGATTTTCAAGATTCCGTTAGCATTCAAGGCATTCTTAAGCGAATTAAGCGTTAGATTATCGCTAGCTTTCTGAATATTCAGCTCTCTGGTTAGCGCCATAAGCGGACTAACACTGGTCTTGCCACCATCAACAGAAAGTAAGCGGAAATGCAAGACGTCGTTTTGCGGAACGTTCATTTTCGCTCCAATTTTGGGATCATCAAACGTGATATTGTAATAAAGCCCATGCTCGTAATCGATAGGATTCATACTGACTTGTGAAGGTCTCAAGAATTCCCATTTGACATCTCTTCCGTTCTCGTTACGCCAACGATAAGCAAACGCCTCGCCGCCTAAGAGCAATTGAGCAAAGATAGATTGATAAAACCCAAAACGGTTTGAATTGTTAGTCGGATTATCAACGATGCCTTGCATGCGCTTATTAGCTGTAATCCGAACTGTAGCCAAATCATTCGAAAGTTGATTGATGATTGAAAACAAATCCGAGTTCTTCAGCGCTGACTTGGCAGACACCCATTCATTGCCAGTTAAATTGGTTTTCAGAAAGTTATAATCATCATCACTAAAGAATTGTGTAGCCGGTGGGCTTTCGGTCGTCTGATTCATAAAATTAAAAATCGGCAAATATTCTCACCTCCTTTCTAAAGCGACTGCTTAATCAAGCTTTGACTTAATCCACTTATAAAGTTCTGCGATTACGCAAAAGATAAAAGCCAAAATAGGCAATAATGCGAAAAAACTGAGAACAAGAAACACTAAGAACACAAATACGCCCATCATTACTAGTGCTGCATTTAAAATTGCTGATACCATCATTTTTCTCCTTTCCCAGAAATTAATTCGCTGATTAAACCAGCTAGAATGAATGTAATTGTCATACTGATACCAAAAGCAACGTGCTGTTGGTAAAATGTTGTTAAATTAGCAGAAATCGCCGCTAAAACGAACATAATCACATCAAAAACAGACCAAATTGCCTTAAAAAACTTTAAAATCATTGTTATTTTCACCTCTAATAATCGTCTAACATGCCACTTTCTGGGTTTTTCAACCAATTCAAAACAGCCTCTTGCGACATATGTTCTACTTTCCATGTTGGATTGTTAGTAATCGCATAATCTTCAAACGCATACATACCGTCATAGAACGCATCAATAAGCGCATCTACCACGTCAATTTTGTAAGTCGATTTCATTTTGTCTACCTGAATGCCGATGTTATCTTCTTTGATAACCGCATTTATTAAGGCTTTTCGCATGATTTCATCATCAATACGTGTGATGTTGCCCTCAATAAATAGCGTTTGAAGGAATTTTGTTGGGTCTTTCAATTCAGACGTTCGTTGTCTAATTGGCATTAAAGGAAAGCTTGTGTTAGCCTCTAGCGCTTTAATAATCTTAGACACACCCATTGCGTCGTAACCAAAAAAGACAACGTCAAGTGCGTTGTCTTCGACATAATCACAAAACCAGCGATAAACCTCCTCTGGATTGATAAGTCCTTGTGGATGGCTGGTAATCGTACAAAAGCCCTTGGCTTCCAAGTCTCGATAATTGACACCGTCCTGCTCCATCTTAGCCTCAAGCGAACCTGCTTGCTGCCAAGGAATGAAGCTGTGTTGCTCTACATGCCACTTTTGACTTCCGTCTTCACCTAAATATGGATAAACAAAGCCAATCGCTGTGTTATCGCTAAACATTGACGCATCAAGGCCAACGTACACGCGCTTACCTCGTATATCAAATTCAGGAATGACCGCATTTTCGATGTCTTTTAAATCAAGAAAGCTGTTGCTATCAGCAAGTAACCAACAATTCATGTTTTTGACTTGGAAGTCAGCAAGGTTACCACTTAATAAGTCACTATCCCTTTTATCCATCAACCCTTTCATGAGGTTGTCACGCTCGCTCTCCAAGTCTAGTAGTGGATTGCTTTTAGCCCATGTTTCAGGCTGGAAGGCTTCGTCAAGGTTGTCTTGAGACCACACTAAGCAAAGGTACGTATCAGCGTCACGATTATCGTCATCTTCCATGGCTTGCTGCATGATTCTTTGGTCCTCTCTGAAAGGAACTGATGGGTTTGGGTAGGCAGTAGAAATCTGAATAAACTGTCTATTCGGCACTTTTACTTGTCCAGAAACGATTTTGGAGACTGCATCCCTTGTTTCAATTTCTCCAATTTCGTCAAAAATGGCGGTTGTAAAGTGAAAACTATCGTACTGACCACTCTCAGCAGAAATAGCCCTTAAAACGTTGTTGCTGGCCTTCATAATAACTTGGTCGCTATGCAAGCCCAATTCAGTTTCAATCGCCAAACTTTTAAAAGGCTCGTTTTGAATTATCTGCTTCATCATTGATTTGATGTAACCAAGCAATTTATTCGTTTGTTTGAAGTTGATTGATGTAACCAAATAGTCCTGATTGGAAAGTCCGAGACTTTCAATAAAATACGAATAAGCTGTCAGAATAGCCATCAAGTATGTCTTACCTTGACCTCGACCGACTGAAACAATCGCACGACTAAAACGTTTACCACCGTTTGCATTTCTCCACCCAAAAAGCATACATAAGATGAACCTTTGCCAAGCCATCAGCTTTGTTGGCTCACCAGTGTCTACGTTTGGACATATTCTGGCAAAACGCAATAGCTTAGCTGCTTCTTCCGTGTCGTATCTGTACGGAAAATCACTATCCCCTTGTCTTTGTAGGTCTCGTAAGTGTCTGAAACACGCCAATTTAATCATGTAACCAGCCGTGATTCGACCTTCTAAGGCATCAAAGCAATATTTTGTGCCATCGTCTTGATATTTTTTGGCGATGTCAGTGAAATCAAATTCCTTATACGCTGCATCTATATCATGAGTTTTTGTTAAATTTGTTTTCATTTACTATTAATCACCCCCTTCCCAATATAATAGACATCTTTTTATTTTCCTAAGAATTCCTTCAACATTTCTGCTGTTGAAACCTTGTTCGTGTCCTCGCCAGCTATTTCCATAAGCTCTTGACGCCCTTTAGGAGTTAAACCAAGCTGAACACCAATTCTATTCAAGGTGTCCACTGCGTCTTTCATTGTGGCGACTGCTGGATTCTTTCTAAAACCAAGCGACTGCTCACCGAGAATCTCACCAGACCCTTGAGCTTGAATCGGCTTTTTCATTTCTTGCTGTATGCCATTTTCTTTAATGTCTTCATAAGCAAGCTTGTAAATTTCATAATTCGTACAGTAGGTTTCAACCAAGAATGTATCAATTCGTTGGATTTTATTTGTACTTTCTAAAAACGGAACGATTTTGCGCCAAACTTCCCTTGCCACTGTCCCCAAGTGGTTTGGTGGGTCACTGGGTAAACGCCCATTGTTCTGCTGATAATACGGATTCTTAACCACTCATCATTTCTCCTTTCAAAACTCTTTATGACACCCCTTAAAAATCTGAAAAAATGGTCTGCGGTACAAGTGAACACCTTGTGGTGGCTCTCCTTGTCCCAAAATAGGGGGCGGGGGTCATTTTAAAACGTCTTGAATACAATTATATTACCGAGTATTAAAATTCCATACAGGGTATTTTAGACCACTTCTCGGACGTCTTTCTTTTTGCGGGCTATCAATCCAGCCCATTGACTCACTGAAAGCCTTAAATTCGTGTTTCTATGCGTGTTTCCTTGCCCTGTTCCATAAATTTCCTGCTCTAGCTTACGTTTGACATTATCGCAATCTCTGCAAGCTGTTGCGATGTTTGATAAATCCGTACGTAATTCTGGAGCTATTTCAGCTGGCGTGATATGGTCACCAATGTTTGAGTTAGGTCGTTTGATGTCATTAGCCAAACAATACTGACAAAGATAATGATCACGTTCCAAAGCTTGCTTGCGAAGCGAAGACCAAGTCTTTGACCGATAGAATCGATAACGTTCTCGATTGTCTTCATCTTTATTGCGAACACGTTTGTTGTAATATGTACGACTGTAGGCCTCACGTTGCTTGGCATACTCAGCCTCATATTGCTTATGCTTATCACAATAATATGTTGGTCTTTCTACTAATGTATGACAACTTGTATATTTACACCTTCGTACCATTGGCAACCTTATCACCCCTTTCTTTGCATAAATAAAAGACAATAGCTGTTGCTACTGCCTTATCCTTATCATTCGATACTACTATATTACCACTTTAAAAGTTACCTGCGTTTACAATTGTTGTATATTTACACACTATTACATTATATTTATTAGTTATGTTGTTACTTTTTGTAACCTCTAGGTACCGCCCGTACTGTAGGGTGCCTTAGGGTTTTGTCATTTGAAATGACAAAAATATATGTGGTCTTGCTATTACGATTTTACGGATTTGAAATCCGAAAATTAAAACGGGCATGGTCGGTTAAAACGACCACATAAAAAAAGAAGATTGATTTTCTCAATCTTCCAAGAAAGCCTCTGCTCGTCTAAGCCAAACGTAATATGTCTTGCGTGTTGTCCATCCTTTGCGCTCACAGATTTCATCGATAGACAAGCGGTCAATATAAACCATCTGAAGTAATCCTCTTGCCTCTGGTTCTGGAATTTCAGCAATACGTTTTCTAAATTCACGTTTCTGTTTCATTGCCTCGATTGTGTATTCTTCAATCTCTTCTCGTGTTGCAATCAATTCAACATATAGATCATCACGTTTCTTGCGATTCCCATTTTGAACTTTGTCAGCTTGCAATGGACTAGCATTGATTTTGAGTGCTTGAGATTCTAGCTTTTGCAATTGATTCATTTGACTTTCGATGTAATCATCTAGCCATTGAATTTTTCGTAAACGTTCACAAGTTTTCATGAAAACCTCTCCATATTTTGGTATAATATAGTTAGTTTTCTATATGTGTTAGTCTGCTTGCCCGAGCAGGCTTTTTTGTGTGCTCAGGCGAACGAAGCACATTGTGTATATAATTAGAAAATGGTGACGCCTTACATAGTAACAGCTAGCGATAACTGCTTTAGATTTTAAAGAAAATAAATTTTAAGGAATACCTCTTTCTGTTTTTATTTCGCTATATTTTGCCAATAAGTAACCCGATGACCTTACCAGCTGTGTACTAATTTTTGTGTTGTGTAAGAAGAGAGTGTGTTTTCACCTCTATCTTTTTTATTTTTCGGGTTATACCAACCGGACGAGTCGAACGTCCGAAGTACCGTTGTTGGTTTCAATGTTAAATTACCAATTAGCCACAATGTATTTTAGATCTTGGATGCATTTCTCCAATTTGTCTACTTTTGCTTTTAGTTGTTCAACCTCTTCTTCAAGTTCTTGATTAGTTTTGTATCTTGTAATTTCCGGATGGTAATCACTGTAGGTTCCATACCATTCTGGATGATCTTCCATAAAAGACATTTTATTATCCCTCCAATAATTCATGATTTTCATAAATGTTACCAATGACTTCAAGAGAAATTAGACTGATGTCTTCAGCTATTTCCCCAAAAGTAAAGACGACATTAGCCTTAGCATCCTTAACACCGAATCCAGCAAAGTTCTTATCATAAGCTACTTCTTCTGTGTAAGTGTTCCGGCCAACCTCATATTTTACGACATCTCCCTCAAAGATTTCCTTGCCGTTTTTATCTCTAAGCCCTGTTGATTGCATTAACTTAAATTCTTCATAAGCGTAGAAGTCTGTAACATCTGAAATAAGGTAAACTTCACCATCAATAAATGTCATTTCATTGACATCCGTCATCCGCTTCTCTTCTTTCAGCCACGCTCTAAATTTTGGGTTCATTCTTTCACCTCTTTCGCAAATTGCCATGCCCAATCAAAGCTCTTCTTAATTTCAGCTTCTGTCAATTGAGTATAATCTGATTCTTTCCAATTAACATTTTCAGAGCTGATAAGTTTAATTTCTCCTATTGCATTCCGTGTAAGGATAATATGGTAGTAACCACTATTGTTTGGTAGTTCAACAGTATACAACTTATCTTTGTTAACTTCATATCCGTAAAGATTCATCTTAGCAAGAGTCTCAATTGGCTTATTATCATCACAGTCGAACCAATATTTTATCTTACCTTCCAGATTACAAGTATAAAGATTTACACAAAGATCGTATACTCCAACTTCAAAATCATCTTTAATTGATTCATAGAAGTCTGCAACGAATTGTGGAACAACTGGTTTTTCTGGTTCATCAATTTGTTCAACAACTTTGATAGAATCTTTAAGCCCTTCGCATAATCCATTTTTATGACCCTTACCCCAGTTATTTGGAGCATATGTATTTTCAGCCTGATTTTTCTTACAGTGGAGTTTTTTAATTGCTTCTTGTTTATTCATCTTCATTAACCTCTTTCGCAAATTGCCATGCCCATTCAAAATCTTCCTTGATTTCCGATTCGGTGAGTTTGTATGATTCGCATGTATTTAACCAATCTTGCACTTCAAGAACAACTTTACCTTTACAATTTCTAGCCAATCTCGAATGATTATCAATATAACTATGTGG